TTGATGATATTACAAGCCAATACGGCAAGGCAGCTGGAAACGGTAACGCCTTTGAAGATATAACAACCGAATACGGTTATGACGTAGGCAACGCGCCCAAGCCTACGTTTTGGGATAGCGTTAAAAACAATGCCGAATACGTTGCTAATGGCGTAAAGAATAATATCGAATGGATTGATAAAACTGGCAAAGAAATTAATGACAATGTAGGTAATACGTTATCAAATTGGAAAGATGATGTAGTAAACAAATCAAACAATTTAGGTAATGAGTATTCTAAAAGTGCTGCTAATGCCATTGAAGCAAATGGGGATAATTTTTCAGCGTTTGACGATAACGGCGACTTTATAAACGAACATGCTACGCCGGGCCTAAACAAAGCAAGAGTAGAAACATATAACACCGCAGTTGGCAAGCCGGCTGGATATCTAGCAATTACTCCGTATGTTCCACCACCGGTGCGAATAGCTGCCGGCGTTCTTGCAGCGCCTACGATTGCAAGTGATACGGTAGAAATGTATAACGCCAATGAAGCCGCAGAAAACGAAGGAACGGCACCGGACGGAATTTTAGGGAATAAATATATAGCCACGGCAAAAAATGTTTTAGTAGACCCTGTTGCGGAACCGGTTGGGCGTTTGGTTGATGATCCGGGCGAATTTGCCAAAAATATTGCCATGAACCCTACTAATTTATGGGATAATGTGTTTTTGCCGGCAGCTATGATACATGGGGCAACACCTAAGAAGGTATCTGGCGCAATCGGTGAACATGTAGGGCGTATCGGTGAACATATCAAAGAAAAGGCATCTAATGCCTTTGAAGATATTGGCGAACGTTTTACAAAAGATGCGCCAAAACTTGAAGAAGGCATTACTTATAATGCGTTTGATGATATACCAGTACCGGAAGAAACTGCAAATGCTGTAGAACCGCGCGAATACTCCGAAGGCGGTTTGAACGGTAAACCTATGGAAGGTGAAACCGGTAATATCCAAGCGGATATATATAACCGATATCGTCAAAATGGGTTAAGCGATGTTGAAGCCGCTGCCATGACTGGCAATATTGGCGCCGAAAGCAGTTTTAGTACAACGGTTACAAGTGGCGACGGTTACGGTTCCCGTGGTTTGGTTCAATTTACTGGTGATAGATTGAACGGCGAAAAAGGTTTATTGAAATTTGCGGAAAGTCGCGGATTGGATCCATGGGATTGGAGAACGCAAGTTGATTTCAGCGTATGGGAATTACACAATACCGAAAGCGCTGCACTTGAAGCAATGCGGGCGCGCCCAGATGCAACACCGGAAGAAATGGCCGTTATCATACGGAAAAATTACGAAAGACCAGACCCAGCAGTTGCACATGATGATGTGCGGGCGCAAATTGCTAAAGAAACATTCGACGGCAATTATGGTAAATATGAAAATAGGCCACGTGATAATACATCGTTTAAAGATAGTACGCTAGACCCTAATTATCGAAACTATGAGCAACCATTCAAAGATGAGTTTATAGAAAACGAAAAATCTGTAAATGGTGAAGAACCACATACCGATTTAAACAGTTTTATAGAAAATACCGATAAAAAACAGGTTAAAAACGAAGATTTAGGTATAAACTATCAAGGCGAAGGCGAAACGGCCCGTACAAGCGAAATAAATGAATTTCAGCCGAAAGACCGCATAAATACTGACTTTGTAGAGGGTGAAAAACCTAAATTTGAAGAAAAAGCACTTGAAAACGATGCAAGTACTCAATTTAGATATGAAGAAGATGCACCAAACGAAAGTTTACGAAATGCACTTGACGATTTACCGCAAAAAGCAAAAGAAACTATCATAAACGAATTAAAAAATGATGCATCTGAACCACGATATACCGAATTAGAAAATAAAGTACAATCTAATACGGAAATATTGAAAGATTTAAATGAAGCCACAAAGCCAGATATTCCTAAAACGGAACTTGATGCGGTGAAGGTTCGATTATCTGAGAGCCTAGACGTACCAGTTGAAAAGTTAAGCCATGATTATATAGAAACTGTTCGCCGTGATCGTGCTGCTGAATTAATAGCAGATACGCAAGAACTGAAATTAATGCAAGCAGAACCGGCAGAAGGTGGCGTGAGCAAATACGCGCAGCAACCTAGCCAGCTATTAGACAATGCAACGCATGAGCAAGTACACGAAGCCATGGTGAAAGCATTTGACGGCAACGAAGCAATGGCAAATCGTTATTTAGAAAGTAAAGGTGTTAGACCTACGGAACCGCTGCAATATAGCGTCAAAGGTAACGAAACGCCGCATACTGGCATTGATGAAGTAGGGCGGTTAGGCCGAAGCGTAACGCGTAGGGAAATATTAGATGCAGTAAATCACTTGTTTAATCAACGTGTTAAAAGTGGCCGTTTGGGTCGTCCTAACGTGCGCGGCTGGTATAACACAAAAACCGATGTAATTCGTAGCGGTAATTATGGAGAAATTCCAGTTATCATGCATGAATTGGGGCATTATGTAGATAATTATTTCGGTTTCAGTAAAGATGCACGGTTCAATACCGAATTTAACGGCGTTATTCAAGACCGTTTCGGTAAAGCGTACAACAAATTAGGCGATGAAGGAATTCGCGGGGAAGGTTATGCGGAATTCTTCAAGGATTATGTAAGTAATCGCGCGAAAGCAAAACGCGAATTCCCGGAATTTTATAAACATTTCACGGAAGCGATTGCAAAAGAACCGGAATTAAACGGTATCACCAATAAACTTTCTAAACTGGTTCATGAATGGCACCGTCAAGGCGGTGCGGAACGTGTTAAGGGTAGTATTTCGTTTGAAAGTAAAGGTAAAGTAAGCCAAGCTATTGATGTGGTGAAAAATGGCGAAATACGCGACGTAATTAAAAAAGCTAAAAATGAAGCCTATACAATGTTTGTTGATGAGTTGCACCCGTTAAAAGAATTAATGGATCAGATTGAACGCGAAACCGGAGAAAAAATAGCGTTTGAAGATAATGTATTTTTTCAAGCGTGGTTGGCGCGTGGTTGGGCTGGTAAAGCGGAAGCGCTTCTTGAACATGGTGCGCCAGAACATGGCATTAAAGCGTTTGAAGATATCATGAAGGATATCAATAAAAACGAACAAAAAGATTTTTCTACTTATTTGGTGGCGTTACATGATTTAGACCTACACAAAAACAAACAAAAAGCGACGTTTGAATATACCGAAGATGCTGCCGTACTAGGTAAGCACGCCGGAAACGAACGCTTTCAAAAGGCAGCTAAAGAAATCTATAAATATCAAGATTATCTATTGAAAATGCTAGTTAAAGAAGGCATGTTGACGGCTAAAGCGTATCATACAATGCGTAAAATGTACCCGCATTATATTCCGTTCTTCCGTGATATGTCAGATGTAGGCATGCAATCGTTCTTGTCTGGTGGCAAGGGTTTTATTGATGTATCCAGTCCGGTAAAACGGTTAAAGGGTAGTACGCGCGATATTATAGATCCGTTGGAAAGCATTATTAAAAACACATTCCAATTTGTTAATGCGATTGAACGCAATCATGTTGGCAGAACTTTTGCAAAACTTGCCGATAAAAAAGGCATGGGGCAAATAGTGGAACGCGTAAATGGTGATAAAGCGAAAACGGATAATACGTTTAATGTTTGGGAAAACGGCGAAAAAGTAACGTATGAAACCACGCCAGAATTAGCGCAAACAATGCGCATGTTGGATAAAGAAAAAGCAAATATGGTTGTAAAAATCTTATCTTATCCGGCAAATTGGTTACGCGCTGGTGCTACTTTATCGCTAGAATTTATCTTAAGTAACCCGGTAAGGGATATGATAGGCGCTACTGTTTATTCTAAGCATGGGTTTATTCCTGTACTTGATACGTTTAAAGGGTTAGCGTTATATCTAAAAAAAGGCGATTTATTCTGGGAATACCAAAAATCGGGCGCAGCACATGCGGCAATGGTATCCTTAGACCGCGACTATTTAGGCGGTAAAGTGCGTGATATTGTAAAGCGTGAAAGCAAATTTACAAAACTGGTTAAAAACCCTATTGAAGCATTGCGCGCTATGAGTGAAGCAACAGAAATGGCAACACGATTGGCAGAATATGACAATGCGCGAAAAGGTTATACAAGCGTTGGCAATCGCTTATTTAGTAAAGAAAGAAAGCCGTTATCAGCACGTGAAGCGGCACTAGAAAGCCGTGATATTACGTTAGATTTTAGCCGTCGCGGTACGCATACAAAGAAAATCAATCAAGTTGTAGCCTTTTTTAATGCAGCAATTCAAGGTACTGACAAAATGGCGCGTACATTTGCGGAAGATCCGCGCGGAACAACAATCAAAGCATTTCTTTATATTACGCTTCCTAGTATTATGTTGTGGAATATAAATAAAGATGATCCGCGATATCAAGAACTACCGCAATGGGAAAAAGATACATTCTGGATAATTCCCGGAAAAGAAAATATGTATAAAATTCCTAAGCCGTTTGAAGCCGGCATCTTATTCGGTACCGCATTTGAACGTATGCTACAATACATGGACGATAAAAAGAACGGACGTAACGGAGTAGGGTTTAAAGGTTTTGGAGAAAGGGTTATTGACAGTATGACTCCTAGCTTTATGCCTACGGCGATAATCCCAATATATGAGGCCATGTCAAATTATTCATTATTTAGACAACGTAATATTATTCCGCAATCTCAAGAAAAATTACCAGCACGCCTACAGTACGGCGCTAATACTAGCGAAGTCGCAAAGTTTGTAGGCGATAAAATAAACGTTTCTCCGTATATTGTGGATAACACAATAAGAGGGTACGGTGGCGGACTTGCTGGGTTAGGGTTAAGCGGTATTGATGCGGTATCTGGTGCAAAAGAAAATAATACGGCTAAAAAGTGGTATGAAGCACCGGGCATAAGAAGGTTTACGGCTACGCCTTACCAATCATCTGATAGCGTACAACGTGTTTATGATGATTATAAGGAACAAGAGAAATTGCATAATGAATTTAAACTAACGGGGCAACGTCCAGACGGATACGATGCCAAAGAATTCGCAAAACTCAAAAATGCTAGTGATAGCTTAAAAGGTTTGAACAAAGCATCTAAGGCGATCATTAATAATGAACGCATGAGCGGCGAACAAAAGAGGGAACAACTTGATAAGATAAATATGAGAAAAGCCAATATAGCGCGTAGCGTTTATGGATTGGGTAAGGTTAAATAAGGGGCGCATAATGGAGTTTATTGTAAATTTTTTTGTTGAGTGTTGGAACTCTTTAACGGAAGGGTTCGTATTGAAGGCAATATTAAGTTTTGCGGCAGCCGTAGCGATATGGCTTATTGGGATTAAACACGTCCAGATTTTGGGCGTGTTTATTTTATTGGTGTTCATCGACCTATTCACCAAATGGGCGGCTATTGCCTATCAAATGTTAATTGATGAATACGGATATGATAAAGACCAAATGGCGGTATGGGAAAAATATCGTGCAATACCGTTGGCGTTTGAAAAGGGCCTAATTTCGAGCCGATACATGCGAAAAGGTTTTGTTTTCAAAATTCTAACATATGTAGCGGCTACAATGGCGGCCGTATTATTTGATGAAATGAGCGGTCAAAAGCAATTCGCGGTATCGTTGGTTTGGTTGTATTTGGGTTCCTGTGAATTCCTATCTATCATGGAAAACCTACGCGACGGCGGAAATGTGATGCTAGGCAAATTCCTTGATTTAATCCGAACAAAAATTGAAAACAAGGTGAAATTATAAGGGGGTACCATGAGGGGTATTGATGTAAGCGAAAATAACGGCGTAGTTGATTGGGGCGCGGTCAAGGCTAATGGGTTTGATTTTGCGATTATTCGCATCGGTTATGGTCGCGGTAATTTAGATAGTGAATTCTATAACAATATTAATGGCGCTATTAACGCCGGTTTGTCAGTTGGCGTATACCATTATTCGTATGCTATGAACGAAGAACATGCAGCAGAAGAAGCAGAATTTGTATTGAATACACTTAATGATGCCGGCTTAACTGTTGATAAGTTGCCAATGGGCGTATGGTTCGATATGGAAGATGCGGACGACTATAAGACAGAACGTGGCATGCCAACGGATCAACAATTAACAAATATTTGCAGCGTGTTCATCAATAAGTTATGGCAAGCTGGTTATGTAAATACCGGCCTATACGCTAGTTATGACTGGTTAGTAAATGTATTAGACGTTAGCCAGTTAGGCGGTTGCGCTATCTGGTGTGCACAACTTAATAGCCAATGCGATTATGACGGCGCTAATTTGTGGCAATATACATTTACTGAAAACATTGAGGGTAAGGAATTTGATGCGGATTTAGTATTGAATTGGCCTATCTAACGGGGGTATTTTATGGATACTATCAAGCAATTCATAAGGGCGTATTTACCAGTTATCACAGTTGCATTGCTTATGTTGCTGGTGGTAGTTGCCGGCTTATTCGCCTATAATATGATGCATACCAAAAAGCTACAAGAACCGGTTATTATCAATCAAACCATAGCGAAGAACCCGCACAAAATGGCGGATACATTAAAAATCACGCCGAAGGAAGCAACGGAAGTTATTTCCTATAAGGAAAGTACTGAACCTGTGGCAACGTATTATACACAGGCTCCGACGTTACATGATGCGGCAGTCATAACAAAAAACGCTATCAAGGATAAATCGCCGAATATTCCAAAGGAAGCTATAGAAAAAAGCGATAGAACCGCAGTTGTTGAAAATACCGATGAAAATAAGATTGATGTATATAAAATCAACCTTAACAAATCGCATCGCATAATGGGCGGCGTTACAGTATTAGAAACTGGTAAGGTATATGAAACGGTAGGTTATCAAGCTGGCGACTTTCAAGGCCTAGCGCATTTTGATGGTAAGCATTTCAAAGGAGCCAGCGCACTTTATACATTCGCGAAATGGTAGGTGATCCGATTATCTCCGCGCCGTACGGTTTACGGTAAATTATAATTCATTCAATGAAAGGGTATATGATATGAAAACTTTTGAATTTGAAGGCAAGAAACATGAATTTGCGGAAGATATTACACCAAAGAAAGACGGTTTATATACCGCAACACTCACAGACCATAACAACGTACGTTGTGAAATGTGGTTTGTAAACGGTGAATTAAAACGCCTTGTTGAATTAGATTAATAAGAAAGGGGTACCATAAGCGGTACCCCTCTTTTTTTGTTTTGACGTCAAAAATACGGCAAAAATTTCATGTAAAACTATATAATTTTGTGGTTAGCATTTTAAAATTTATGTTTCGGACAATCAGTTAAAACATACAATATGCTGTTTTATGGATAAAAAGCATCATATACGATATAATAAATGAGATATAACAAATAGCATATAAAATGCCTTAATTAAAGCACTTTTATATATTAACGGCAAAAATTCGGCAAAAATAATTAGCCAAAAATATTGGCAACTTTATCGGCTGCCTTTAGTCGCATATCATCTGAAAAATGAACGTATGTTTTTAATACCGTTGGTAGACTATCACCTAATAGGGCTGATACTGTTTTAATGTCTACGCCATTTGATAATAATTTAGTTGCGTATGTATGGCGTAGATCATGAATGGAGTTATTAGGTAAGAAATTTTTCATAATTTGCGATGCACCCCAGCTGCTGCTAATTCTATTATTAAAAAGGCGGCCAGTTGAATATGTTCCTTTGTAATCTTTCAATATTCTTGCTAATACTGGCGGTATAGGTAGTTGCCTATAACTATTTTTTGATTTAAGCGGTTTTAACGCATATTTATTGTAATCAATAGCGCCGAATTGCTGCACTACATTAATTGTATTACTATCTAAATCTACGTTATCCCAAGTAAGGCCAATAATTTCGCCGTATCTCATGCCAGTATAAGCGGCAATAGAAAATATAACATAGTATTTATAGTTTCTATCCTTTACGGCGTTTAAAAATGTTTCTATTTCTATATCTGATAACGCCTTTATTTTAATAGGCTTATTATTTTTAAAACGTGGTATAACTTTTAATTCGTTTACAGGAATTATTTTATATTGGTATACCGCATAACTAAATAAACGCTGAATTATACCCAAGGCAAGGTTTTTTGAAGCCGTTGCGTATGTTGTATCATTTAATATGCGTTTCACTTGATACGGCGTAATATTCGCAATTTTTTCGCTAAATATAGGTTTGAATATATCAAACGTACGAACATAAGCGCGGTATGTATTAAATGCGCGCGGCTTGTTTTCTCTAATATAAATGTTAAAAAAATCAATAAGAGTTATATTTCTAAGACTATCATCGGTTGCGGTGATAGTCTTTTTTAGTTTATCAATGATCGTTTGCGCGTGGATTTTTGCCGCCTTTTGCGTTTCAAAACCCTGTTTAGATTTCTGGCGCCAGCGGTTGCCGTCCTTGTATGAAACGATACATTGATACCCTTTATCCTTTTTTCTTATCGTTATATTGCATTGCATCGTCTAATTCCTCTATTGAATATTTGGCTATATAATGTGCGGCAACAAACAAAGATAACAATATAATCGCCAATATATACCGATGTTCTTGCCACGGCACAAGTCCCAAAGCCAAGCCAATAATTAAATAAATAATACTTTGATAAAAAGCTACATTAATTGCATGTTTCTTTTCCATTTCGAACCCCTTTGTTTAACAATAAATGCGCAAAAGTATTCGCATCTATTTCGATTTTATCGCGCGTTGCATCGTCTAATGCTCCGTACAAATCGTATTCGCTATGAAGCAACGCATGCCCCAATTCGTGCGCAAGTGCTACGCGTTGTTGCCGCCTACTCAACCGGCTATTTATAACAATAGCCTTTTTAATCTCCGGTTTAATCAGTACACCGCTAATACCTACGGGCATACGTTTATAAAATACTTTAATGTTTAATTTACTTGCAATGTTGCGCGGTTCATTTGAACCGCACGATTTAATTAAGTCTAAAACCATATTTAACATGCTAACAAATTCCCCTTGAATATATTAATCGTCTAATACTGCTTTTAATACTTTTTGTAATTTCGCTTTTTGTTTTTCTGTCAATTTACGATCACCATAATAACAAATCAATGTATTATCTGTGATTTTCTTTAAATCTATTTTTCTCTCATTTGTTTTAATTTTCGGCGTTCCCTCTACGCCGTCAGTAAAATAACCTACCGGCACCCCAAAATACTCCGATAATATTTTAATGTTTTTTAAACTAGGGTTACTTTCGCCCTTTTTCCAACGTGAAAATGCACTTTGTGGGATTTTGGTATCTCTTGAAATTTGATATGCTGATACGCCAGTTTTTCGCATTAACTCTTCAATTTTGTTGTATAGCATAGTGTACCTCGCTAAATATAAATACAAAGTTTAACTTTTTTACAAAAAGTTTACTAGACTACTTACTAAATCGGAAGTACAATATAGCCATAAGGTACTTATGAAATCGTAAGTGTCTTGAAAAATCTGGTATAGCAAGCTGGGTGTGGAAATTAACGCTTGCTATATCGCAAGTATAACAAATTAAATAAGGGGGTGTAAACCATAAAAACAGTAGTACGAAATATTTTTCAGTTAATGGATGAAAAAAGCATTACCGCTTATAAGCTATCCAAAGAAACGGGAATTTCGGAAAGTGTTATTTCCCGCTGGCGTAGTGGCGAACAATCGCCAAGCCTTAGCAGCCTTGTAAAGGTCGCACATTTCTTTAATTGTGGTTTATCTGAATTGATGAAAGGGGTTACTAAATGAAACTAACGTATACCGTAGATGAAACGGCCGAAGTTTTAGGCATTTCTAAATCGTCGGTATACAACTTGCGAAACGCTGGCACAATTCACCAGCTAACAAAATTACCGGGCGTTTTATTTTCAGTCAAAGAAATTCAAGAAATAGCCGGATTAGAAACCGAAATAAATGCGGTTAATTACCGGGCATTAAAAGCAGAAAATGAAGCATTGGCCGAAGAAAACGCAAAACTAAAAAACAGTATAAAAAAAATCACCAGCAATGTACTGGCGATTACGGGGGAATTTGTCAATGACTAGCATTATGAAAATTATAGGTTTTGTATTGTTGTTAGGTACGCCGGGATCATTAGAGATTGATGTACTAACATTCTATGAAGCAATGTTGCAAGGCCTGTTAGGCATTACGCTGCTATATAGTGGCATCTATATTGATAAATTAAAAAAGGCCCAATAGTAACGGCAATTACTAAAGGGCAGATGCGAAAAGTGAGTTATTAAAGCATCTTAACCGCATAATATCATATGCGCGTTAAGGTGGCAAGGTGAAAAATGGACTGGAAATTAAATAAGGAACAAATTGCGGAAGTTGCAGCAATGTATACGGAATTATGTGAAAAAATACCGGATAAAGATATTTGGTTAAGTCTTAGTGTTAAAAAAGATAATTACGAAAACGGCAAAGTAGTTTTCATTTATGACGTGTACGCAATATATAAAGACAAAATAATTTATATAAATATGGGCGAATATCGTTCGTTGATGGACTCACCTATAACAAATGTTGAAGCGAAGAAACTTATTGATTTGTTGAAAGGGAATGAATAGATATGGCTAGCATTTATGAACTAAATAAAAATTATGCGGAACTATCCGCAATGCTTGAAGCAGCGGAAACGCCGGAAGAAATTGAAGCAATTCAAGATACGTTAGAAATGATTAATGTATCTATTGAAGAAAAACTAGAAAACACAGGTAAATTTATAAGAAATACGGAAAGCGATATTGCTGGTATTAAAGCAGAAATCGAACGTTTAACCGCAATGAAGAAAACAAAAGAAAATTTTGTTGAACGGTTAAAAAATAACGTTGAATTTGCACTAAAAGAAAAAGGACTTGAAACGCTAACCGTTGGCATGTTTAAAGCTGGTTATCGCAAAAGCGAAAGTGTTGAAATTATCAACCTTGATGTAATTCCGTCAGATTTTACGAAAGTAGAAATCAAAGCCGATAAAACGGCGATTAAGAAAGCACTTAAAGCCGGTGAAGCGGTGGAAGGTGCAGAAATTAAAGTAAACCAAAATTTCTATATTAAGTAGGCGGTGAAACATGGAATTTAGAACACTTAAAGCAAATGAAATAGATTGCCGTATTCAATCACTAAACGAAAAGAATGGAAATGTAGGTGCAGTAGTGCTGCTATATAAAGATGCACGCGTTGACATGCGGCTACTTGATGAGGTTGTAGGTGCATTAAATTGGAAGCGTGAACATACGATCATTGGCGATAGATTATATTGTACAGTCTCAATCTATAACGAACATATCTACGATTGGGTTGGGAAGTCCGATGTAGGCACTGAAAGCAATACCGAAAAGGAAAAAGGTCAAGCATCTGACAGTTTTAAGCGCGCATGCTTTAACTGGGGTATCGGTCGCGAATTATATTCCGCACCATTTATCTATATAAACCTACAAAACGGCGAATGGTACAAAGGCAAAGACGGAAAACCTAAATCATACGCAAAATTTACTGTTAAAGAAATTGAATATGACGAAAATCGAAATATTAGCAAGTTAATCATAGTTGATAGTAAAGGCGCCGTACGTTACACAATGGGCGGAAGTGCTGCACCTGTTCAAGCAACAAAACCGAAAGAAACGCATGTTAAAGGATACGATGAATTTCTAGCGTTGCAAAAATCTAAAAAGGTACCGCCGGCAGAAATCACAAAATATATTGCGACGGAATTTAAAAAGCCAAAACTTGCATTGTTAGATGCATTCGAAATGGTGGCGGCCCTTGAATGGTTAAAAAAATACGGTGCAGAAGAAAACAAAGGTTTTACCTTTTATGACAATGACGAACAAGCATTGTTGCATGAAGATGCTGGAGATCGCATTTAATGAAATGGGTAACAAAGGGTATTAACTTAATCAAGTCTATAGGCTGGAATGTATTAATTCCGGCCCCTATAGATGAAATGTTGAGTAAGTTAGACCCTAACATTGAATATATCGTTGAAATCAAACGAAAAGTAAAACGCCGTTCGCTAAATGCCAACGCATATGCATGGGTATTATGTGAAAAGATAGCGCATGAACTTTCAAAGAACGCATATATCTCAAAAAGCGACGTGTATAAGCGTGTTATTCAAGAAGCTGGTACGTTTACCTATCTACCAATTAAAAACGATGCTACAGGGCGATTTATTGAAATTTGGCAAGGCCACGGGTTGGGGTGGCATGCAGAAGATGCCGGCCCAGCTAAAACAGAAGGCTATACAATCGTTCGCGCCTATCATGGTAGCAGCGTTTACACGGTAGATGAAATGCGGCGGTTGATTGATGCATTAGTTGATGAGTGCAACCAATTAAACATACCTTTAGAAAATAATGATTATATCAACTCATTAATAAATGAATGGGGGAACAATGAACAAGCGAAAGAAACTTGATAACGTTCTATATGCCCGTACTAGAAAATGGGCGTATGAACGCGATGAGGGTTTATGCGTTTTGTGTGGCGCAATGGCAACGGAAGTACATCATATAGAGTTTAGATCGCACGGCGGTTTATCAAATCTTAATAATCTGGCTTGTCTTTGTCGTGATTGCCATACAAAGGCGCACGGCGTAGATGCTAAACAAATTAAGGAAGTCTTAAAAGAACGAAATAAGGGGGTTACATGGCAGAAAGACGAATGATGTCAAAATCAATCATCAAGTCAGATACATTCTTAGACATGCCGGCAACTACTCAAAACCTATACTTTCATATGCTGCTTGATGCGGACGATGACGGCTTTATCAATGCCCCAAAGTCAATTATGCGAATGATTGGGGCAAAAGATGATGATATGAAAGTACTTGCTGCAAAACAGTTTGTTATACCGTTTGAAAGTGGTGTTGTAGTTATTAAAGATTGGAAAATTCATAACTACATTCAGAACGATAGATACAAGCCAAGCACCTTGCCAGAACGTGATTTACTCAATATCCAAAAGGATAAAACGTACACGTTAAAAAGTGATGTATCCAGAATGGATACAGAATGTATACAAACTGTATCCATAGGTAAGGATAGGTTAGGTAAGGTTAGGTTAGGAAAGGATAGGATAGGTAAGGATAGGGTAGGTAAGGATAGTATAGATACATTATGTCATGTTTCACATGACGATGTGGATAAATCTCACTATGAAATTATCGAATATCTTAATTTAAAAACCGGTTCAAAATTCAAGCCTACAACTAAACCATATGTACAAGCAATTAGATCACGCTTGAAAGAAGGTTATACGGTTGATGATTTTAAAACCGTCATTGATAAAAAATGCCGTGAATGGAAAGGTACAAAACTAGAAAAGTACTTAACGCCTAAAACGTTATTCGCGCCTAGCCATTTCGATACATATTTAAATTCAAACGAAATGGCAGCAATGACGGATACAGAAAAGAAGGTTGCAGAATTAAACGCGCTTATTGATGCGGTAGAAAGGGGAACAGATGAAACCGGAAACGTTGAAAGCTACGGGCCAACTATTGATATATGACAAATTCGATAGTGCGAAGGTTAAAATGTACGCCTACATGCTGGAAGATATTAACCCGGTAACATTGGCCGAAGCAATCAAGCAATGTATTAATACGTGCGAATTTGTTCCAGCCGTTGCAACCATTCGCAAGAAAGCGGCGGAAATTTCCGGATATGTCAACGGCAAGGAAGAACGATTGATTGCGCAAGATGCATGGGAAGTGGTGAGAAAAAAGGCAAGCCAAGTAGGTTATGAAAAAGGCCTTGATGAGTTGGAAGGTATAACAAGGCTTGCCGCTAAAACTGTATGGCGTTTCTTTGATCCACGCAATAGTCAAAGTTATAACGAAAGCGCAGCAATGAGCCAATTTTGCAAGGCTTATGAGCAGCTGGCAGCACGCGAACAAAAGAACATGGAAATAGCGGAAAGCATCAAAAATAATGGCCTGTTAATGGAAGCGCGTAAGCGTGCAGAACTTAACATGCCACGAAATACAGAAATCAAGATGCTAGATAACGGCCATTTGGTTGAGGTTGAAAAATACGAGCCGGTAGACCTTAAAAGCATGGTTGAAAAGGCTGATATCTCAAAAGAGGGGAAAGCGTTAATTATGGGGGTGCTGGAATGAACAAAAAATATAATTTATTCCCGAAATTAATCGAATGTAGGGAATTGTTAGGGTATACACAACCAGATATGGCAACTATTGCCGGTGTATCACCGGAAACATACAAGAAACATGAACGCGGGTTATTTGATTTTAGATTATCCGAAATGTTGGCAATTCAAGAAAACGTTAATGACGAATTACAAACAAATCTAACACTAGATGAATTGTTTAGAATGGAAAAAATCGTTTAAATGCGTTGTATGGAATTTTATAAGCCTTAACGATAAATCATAAGGGCGAAATAGTGGAAGGGGCAAATTGAGCAAATTTACCCTATAGAATTAGAAAATAGAAAGGGAATTATATTATGAATAGTGTTCAATTATTGGGAAATCTTGCGCGTGATCCGGAAGTACGTTATACACAAACAGGCCGAGCGGTGGCAACCTTCACAGTAGCGGCCAGCAATACATATATTGATAGTGCAACAAACGAAACGAAAGAACAAACGGCGTTTGTAAATTGCGTTGCATGGGGCAAGCTGGGCGAAGCGGTAGGCAACTACAGAAAAGGAAATCGCCTATTTGTAGACGGCAGAATTCAAACAAGAAGCTACGAAACACAAGACGGCCAAAAGAAATATGTTACGGAAGTTATTGCAAGTTTTGTAGGCGTATCCGCTTTAAATGATGCGGCAACAGAAAGCAACTTTGATAATTTTGCAGATGATAAGGGGAACGATGAAAATATTCCGTTCTAGGGTATAAAAAATGTTAGTAAAAAACGAAAATGAATGGTGTTGGTGCATTGATGAGTATGTAGGATATCCGCATAAAAGCATTGAAGATGCGGTTAAGGAATTTGCAGATACTTATCCAGCTGACGAAGTACCAAAAGTTAGAGTTGGGAACCCGTATTATTATATTCCTACTGTTAATGCAGACCGTGTAATTGAAAATGTTGTAGATTATGATCTTGATGATGAAATAGCGGAATGGTCGGAAGATTATCTTTTAGAGGTAAAACAAGAACACATAGACGAATTACAAGATGAATTAACAGATGTATTTCGTAAATGGGAAAAACGGCATGGGTACGATAACACCTCTTTTGTGGTGCTTGAAACTATAAACCCTTTTGAATAGGTGCGCTATGAAATCACCATGTAAGGGTTGTGAGTATAGGGTGATAGGTTGCCATAGCACATGCACAGCCTATACAAAATACAGTAGCAATCGAAAAGAAGAAATAGAAACCCGGTATATCCGGGGCGATGTATTTGGGTACGTAAAGGATAGCAATAACCGCATCAAGCGGCGTATAGGTAAATGTTAGAAAGGTATAACATGAAATTAATACAAATGAAGCGCAAGCAACAATATATAAAAGCCTATTGCCTTATGTATATGTGGTACGTATGGGAAGAACATTGCGAATTTGTTTATAGTGTTTGTTATGCATCGCCGGGGCGAAGGCCTAAACCAGTAAAACGAAAACACGGGCGGCATTGCTTGAAGTGGTTGCGTGAAATTGATGCAATGAGTATGAATGATCTAACCTCTATTAATAGAGTGATAGCTGGAGACATGTTATGAAATGGTGTATTTAGAAAACTGGTTAGCGCTGGGCGCTTGCATATATAGTAGAAAAACCGCAGATGCAGCATTAGCCGCGCTAGGGTTAAGGAAGGAAATAAAAAGAAAGCCGGTATACCTGGATATTGAAACAAGCACATTGATTGCCTTATACAATGACGGTTTAAGCATAAGACAAATTGCGAGCAAATACGGCGTATCGTATACATTTGTTAGAAATCGCTTGTTAGTTGCTGGGGTAAGCCTTGAAAGAATTAAGCCTAAGAATGAAATTATCTATGAATATCAAAGGGGAATTGATAAATGAGTGTAAAGGTAGACATGGGAAACGGTAGAGTTTTTACATGTGAGCAACTAGCCAGCGCATTAACGCTGGTTATTGAAAACATGATTTTGAAACCAAAGGTAACGCAAGACGAATTTTTAATTACGCTTGAATACAAATATCATAAGGACGGTAAAACGAAACGATTGCGGCAAGTACTTTCCAAAATGGCAATGAAAGTATTTAACGGAACGGTTGAAGCGTACATTTACAATGTGCGGCAATATATAAAGGCAATTATTGTAAAAGGGGAATTATACGATGAAGAATGAGCAAAAATGGTTATTACAAGAAATGTATAACGAAGGTTATCGAGATATTAAAATTGAGGGCGTTTATGCGTTTTTCGTAAATCCTACATTTATTGAAAACGGTGGGAATTTCAAGATACGCGATCATACCCCAAGAATTCCATGCAAGGTGCTGGGGTTAAATCCTAATATCCGTAAATATTCTATTGCATCGCTACTGGGTATCGTGGAATGGGAAAAGGTACCAGTTGATACGCCAGTTATTGTAAAAAGTGCGTTTGAAAAAAAGAAACTTTATTTTGCTAAATACGAAATTGGGCGTATATATTGCTTTGCTTGTGGGCAGACGTCATGGAGTAAAACAGATGATTGTTATTGGTACTATTCAAAAGATGAGGTTACATTGGCAGAAAGGGCTTTAAATGAGTGTGATTGATATTACATTAAAAGGCCGCCCAGCAACTAAAAAGAATAGCGAACGGATTATATCCAGAAATGGAAAGCCTATTATAATACCGTCGGAAGCCTATAAGAATTATGAAGATGCTTGCATGTGGCAATTGGCCGGAAAGAAATTGCATATATCTGGCATCATCGTTGTTGAATGTAAATATTACTTGCCGAATAAAAGAAGCTGGCCGGACTTAATCGGGTTACTGCAAGCAACGAGCGATGTATTAACCAAAGCCGGTGTTATTGATGATGATAAATGGATTTGTTCATATGGTAATAGCTGCATAGCCGGTATTGATAAAGATAACCCAAGGGCAGAAATACGGATTATGGATAGAAAAAATAAAGTGTTAGAAGCGTTATTGAAATGAGGGGCAATAAATGGAACTACTAAACAGGATTAAACGCATATTTGGATATAAACGATATAATGCGGACGTTATCAAGGTTAAGCGATGCATGCCGGGCGTATTATTGCCAAAAGTTGGCAGCGAAGATGCTGCCGGCATGGACTTTTACCAGCCGGAAAGCGTAGTTATAGAACCGCATCAAACGCAATATGTAACGCTGGGCCTAGCGGTAGAAATTCCAAAGGGGTATATGTTGATGCTGGCGCCACGATCTAGTATTAGCAAAACGCCGTTAATTATTCCGAACTCATTCGGGGTGATTGATGCGGACTATAGGGGCGAAATTAAAGCAATTCTACACAATACCAGCGATACGCCGTATTTAATTCAAAAGGGCGATAGATTAGTACAGGGTATGCTTGTACCAGTTGGCGCGTTAAAGTTATTAGAGGTTGCACAATTAACCGAAACGGCGCGCGGTGCTGGTGGTATTGGAAGTACTGGAAAATAGCTGCATAAAGGGGTAAAAAAGATGATTGATAAAAGCGAAGAAAATAAAATTATATGTGGCGATGAACCGGAATGGCAAACACGATTTAAAAGAGAATATTACGAATTAAAAGAACGATATATGAAGCTGCATAAAATGCTAGTTAAATATGATGCGGGAACGTTGGAATTTCAACCTATTTGCCCTGTTGAATTGTTGCGTAAACAGAAGTCTACTATGGGCGAATATCTAAATATTCTTGAAATTAGGGCGGAGATTGAAAAAGTAACGTTGTAGGCGAAAGGGGAAATGTGTAATGCCTATTATTGATCCGATGTATTTGTACTTGATTGAGTTGTTACATAATATCGATGCATTTAATCAAGGTGTTTTCATGATATCTACGTTATTGATTGGTGCAGCTGGTTGCTTTTATCTTATTGATGATGAAATTAGAGAAGTATTAAAAGCCAATAAGAAAAAGGTGTTTGTATTGTTTGGAGTGTTTTTTGTAAGTACAATGATTGTGATATTCATACCTACAAAAGATGCTATGTATAAAATGCTAATTGCCAGCTATGTAACAACTGACAATATCCAAATAGTAAATGATGCCATTAAAACCAATTTACAAGACTATTTAAACATGTTAGGGGAAACAGTTAAGAACATGCGATAATGAACCATACGGGGGATATATGACGGATAAAGAATATAGAGAGATAGGCAAGGAATTCCTAGAACCGATTAAATTAATATCAATGAAAATCAAATCATTGAAAGAAGATCTAAAGCATTTGCAATCAGATATAACAACGATTGGGGCAGTTGATTATAGCAAGGAACGTTTAAGCGGTGGCGGAACGCCGGGCGGATTAGAGGGGCAAATAGTACGCCTTGAAAGTAAACGCGATGCGGTACATAAAGAAATAGGCGCATTAATTGATGAACGCGAAACGGCGGCGGAAATCATCAATCAATGCACCACAGGGAAAACGAATATATTATTAATGCGTGAGTATATAGACGGCGAAAGCGCGAAATATGCGAAAAGTTTCACCGATTTAGGAAAAACGCAAGCAGCCGAATTGAAAACACTAGGCCTTATTAATGTAGGTAAATTTTTACACAATACGTATTATCCTAGCATGTATACTGCTAAGGCGGTAAAAGTCGGACTATACCGAACTACATCGGAATAATACGGAAAAGCGATATATAGTATAATTATATTGTCATATGATGCTTAAAAGCCATTGACGTTAATTCTCCTATTAGATGATGCAACACATGGGGAACTTTGGGCCGTTCCCCTTGCGTGTTGTATACAGTACCGGCGCCAAAAAATTCCTTTCAACGAACACATGCCATACAATCCTTGTTAAATATGTACTTCCTAATTTCAAACTACTTGTACGATTTCATAGATTGCCGGTATTGTATAGAACATACAAACAAATTGAATAAAACTATCAGAATATGAGGTATATCCACGGCGATATATCTCATTTTTTGTATAAAGGCAACATTTAATGATTGAAAACTGAACATAATGCACATTTTTTATTTTAAGAGATATCACCTTCATAGTTTCTAATGATCTTTTAGTGCGGCGTGTTCGGTTTTGAGTAATTAAAAAAGCCGCTATTTTCTAGCGGCTAATATTTGGCGTATTTGGTTATTCATTTCTTTCTGGTATTCGTCTACTGTATCGAAAATAGTTTCGCGTAGGTTGAATGCAGCAAATGCATCATATATCGAATTAGTACGGCGGCGGAGTAATTCGCATTTCTCAGCTAGATAACGAAGCATCATAACGATGTTGCTTAAATCGTCATAACCTAGTGTTTGAATAATACCGTCATTGTTGTATTTGATGCCGGTATATGCGGCTTGTAATGTTTCGATGTTGTTTAATTCGTTGTATCTGATCGCGTTTTTAATTTCTTGAATAGTCATTTGCATTGTTGTATTCTCCTTTTGGTTAAGTAATTGGCGGTAGTGGTTATCCTACCGCCTTTATTTTGTTATTCGTAGTAGTGGCAAGCAATAACTTCATTTGTGTTATTGTCAATTAATTGCCATTCAAAACCGAAACTCATTGTACTGATGAAATCAGAAGCATCTGTTTTGTTTTCAAATTTCCATGTTTTGTTAGTGTTTACATCTTTAAGTGTTAGCATTGTAAATTCTCCTTTTTGAATAATTGCGTTTTCTGATGTATCTTATGGCTTCATTATACTTACGTTTTCGCAAGTAGTCAATAGGGAAATTAAAAATTTTTCAAAAAGTTTTGTGAGGGTGGTGAAAAGCTAGTGAATATCATATGTACAAAATCAAAATGTCTTAACAATAAGAAGGGCCAATGCACGGCCAAAGAAATATATTACGATGGTTTATGCCAAACATATTGCACTAGCCAACACGCAGCCAAACAACATGCCGGTATATGCACGCGATCACATGGGCACATGAAATCAAAATACAATAACATTCTAAAATAAGGGGGTGAAACAATGGCGAAAACAACGTATACAGATTGGGAAGCAGAAGAAAAGATTTTGCTTTTACAAGGCTGGGCGCGTAACGGCTTAACGAATGAACAGATAGCAAGCAATATGGATATTGTTGTTTCTACCTTATGGGAATGGCGTAAGAAGTCGCCCAAAATATCGAACGCCCTAAAAATAGGAAAAGACGAAGCAGACATACAAGTTGAAAATGCATTGTATAAAGCAGCACTTGAAGGAAATACAACGGCTATGATTTTCTGGCTTAAAAATCGACGTTCCAAAGAATGGCGCGATAAGATACAACAGGAAATCACAACAGAAAGCGCCGTTAAGTTGGTTATTGATAATAATGAACTGAGTGATACAGATGAGTAAAACAAATCTGTTTCGCGATGTAATACGGCCAACACCTAAGCAAAAAGAATTCTTGCGGGCAGTTAAGCAAAACATATATACACTATATGGGGGCGCTGCTGGTGGTGGTAAATCATATATACTCCGCTGGGGTTTAATATGGCTTTTAATTGATTGGTTCATTCAAACAGGAATTAAAGGCATACGCGTTGGGTTATTCTGTGAGGATTATCCGAGTTTAGATGATCGGCAAATATCCAAAATCAAAATGGAGTTTCCGGAATGGTTAGGAAGCTATAAGGAAAGTAACCATGAATTCACATTGAATGATGAGTTAGGCGGCGGCGTTATCTGTTTCCGTAATTTAGACAAGCCAAGTAAATATTTATCTAGTGAATTCGCTGCTATTGCTATTGATGAATTAACCTTGAATAGTCGCGACGTGTTCGACTTTTTGCGTATGCGTTTACGCTGGACTGGTATAAGTGATACTAAATTAATCGCAGCGACCAACCCGGGCGGTAAGGGCCATATGTGGGTTAAAGATTTATTCATAGATAGAAACTTCACAAAAGAGATGCAACCATTCGCGGATAAGATTGCATATATCCAAGCAAGGGCAAGCGATAACCCGCATCTATCACAGTCTTATATAGATGCACTTAACACGTTACCGGAAAAGCTACGTAAAGCATATTTAGAGGGCGACTGGAACATATTTGAGGGTCAAGTATTTACAGAATTCCGTACAGATAAACATGTAATAGCACCGTTTGAAATACCGCATCATTGGCAACGATATCGTTCAATGGACTGGGGATATACAAAACCATATGCAGTATATTCCTATGCGGTTGATTATGACGATGTGTTATATATTACTGGTGAATATTACGGTTGCAAGCCGGGTATGCCGGATACAGGAACGCAAGAAACCGCGCGGGAAGTTGCACAAAAGATAGAACACTTGAAAGACTATCAAGGTGTAGCAGACCCCGCTATATGGCAGCGAACAGGCCATGACGGGCCAACGATTGCGGAAATATTTGCAACCGAGGGCGTGTACTGGGTGCGTGCTGATAATGATAGGTTGGCCGGACTTATGCAAGTGCATCAGCGGTTAAAAGAAGGTAAGCTAAAAATATTTAGTAATTGCGTGCATCTAATACGCACGTTACCAGCTTTAACCTACGATAAAATCAAGGTCGAAGATGTGGATACAAAGCAAGAAGATCATGCGTATGATGCGGTGCGTTATATGTGTATGGCACGGCCTGTTAAATCAGTTAAACCAGATAAGCCATTTAATGACGGCTATAAATATGTTGATGATAGCGAAGGAGATGTGAGCGCATGGGGCGTATGAGTGAAAGGGCGTTACGTGATTACGCCTATAAGGTTCTTAAATCGGAATACGGCGAACGTGAAGAAAAGGGCGTTATTATTCCGGCAAAATATACAGATGCAGAACTAGCGGAATTCGCAAAAGCGATGCCACAATGGCAATTAGAACAGATGTACGATATGATTTACGGTTCTGAAATGGTGGAGTAATGGATATAGAACAAACAACCTTTGATATATACGAAGCAAAACAAAATGTAAAAAGTGCATTAGCTGCCACGTCAGAATGGCGCAAGGCTGCTGCCGAAGATTTTGCATTCATGCAAGGTAAGCAATGGCAAGACGGCGATTTAAAGAATATGCGCGAAGCTGGACGGCCAGCAATTACAATTAATAGAATTAGACCGGTTATTAATCTGTTATGCGGTTATGCATCACAGAACGAAACAGAACCGGACTTTTTACCACGTAGCGAAGAAGATGATAGAATAAGCCGGGTTGCTAAAGGTATTACAAAATACTGTTTAGACCGTGCGAACTATCAACGCAATAAGGGCAAATGTTTCCGCGATAAGATTATTTGCGGTTTAGCCAATTACTGGGTTAGTTATGAATTTGACTATACGAAGTTAGACGGCACTATTCAAATTGAACGGGTTTCTCCGTTCGATGCTTTCATTGATCCGGAATGTAAGAAAGATGATTTAAGCGATGCGCAATATGTTGGCCGTTATAGCTGGGAAAGTACTGCCAAGCTAAAACAGATTTATCCGGAAAAAGCGGACGAAATCAATGCATTAAAAAGCCGATATGACGAAACCGAACAGGAAGCCGGTATTATCGAAACAGTAGACGGCGAAGCATTATGGTATAGCAGCAACTACAATAAAATCCGTGTAGTGCAGTATTGGTATAAAGAATACAGTAAAAAGAACGTATACATGACAAAAGAGGGGTTAATTGATGAAGCTAACCCGTTGTTTGTTGTATTAATGGCTACAGGAAAGAAACCTACTAGCATACCAGATACTAAAATCAGATATGCAACGTTCGCCGATAGTGTTCTATTGGAAGAGGGCGAAAGTCCTTATAAGCACGGTAAATTCCCGTTAGTGCGTGAATATTGTTACTATACCGGCGAATTGGTAGACGATGAATTGGAACCGGCTGGCGTAGTGCGTGATATTAAAGATGCACAAAGGGAATTAAACAAAAACCGAAGCCAACGCATGCATGTTGTAAACCAACAATCATTAGGCGTTAAATTCTGGCAAGGTCAATTCACGGAACAATTAAAGAAAACTATCAAGAATGATAGTACAAAACCGGGCGCCAATATATTCCTACCGCCGGGCGTTTCCTTTGTGGACGGTACGCCGGCAATGGATAGCAATATTAATATGAGCCTTGAACAACAATCAAGTAATGATTTTTATGCTATTTCTGGCATTACTCCGGAAAGCCTTTCCGGTAGCGTAGGGGCCATGAGCGGCAAGGCTATTGATTTACGTCAATCTGTTACGACTGTTCAAACGGCCGGTATCTTTGAACAGTCGAAGGAAGCAGAACGGCAAATTGTTAAGTTGTTATGGGGTGAGAAAAACGCACCGGGTTTAATTCCTCAATTCTACAACGAAGCCAAAGCAATGCGCATTATGGGCGATGACGGTCAAAAAGAATTTGTACAGATTAAACCGGGTTTAAATCAACCTATGCAAGAACAGATATTAACCGATGCACTAGGGCAACCGATGCGCGACGAAGAAGGTAACCCGATTAAACAAGTGCTTTATGATCTATCTGCCTTTGATTTTGATATCGTAATTACTACAAGCCAAGCAAGCGCAACGGCAAGACGTGCTAACCTTTACCAATTATTGGAAGCTAAGAAATCCGGCGTTGATATTCCTATGGATATCATTCTTGATTTTATGGACTTCCCAGAAAAAGAAACGGTTAAGAAACGAATGCAAGAAGCAGCAGAAAAACCAGCACTACCAGAATTGCGTGTTAGTGGCAGCTTAGACGATATGCCAGCGGAAGCATTGAGCATGTACTTGCAAACGCTAGGTGTACAGATTTCACCTCAACAAATTATGGCGGAACGGTTAGCCTTAAAAGGTAAGCCGCAAAACATTCAAAATGCACCGCCAATTTTACCGCCTATGAACGATTTAGGCACTATGTAATATAAACTATCAACACAATAATAAACGCTCCGTAATGGGGCGTTTTTATACATTTCGCCCTAAGTAACGGCGTTAAAAGGCTTGCTTATACATTATCGCCCGGCAACGGCGTTAAACTGCCATATTTCTTTATTCGTCCGGCAATGACGTTAAAAGGCTAAGGAGTATTAGATATGGAAAAAGATTTAGTTAATATCGAAGATGCTGGTTTCACTCCGGAAGATTTAGAAAACGCGGGCGTGAACGTTGAAGAACATACCGAAGAAACGGATACACAAGAAGCAACACCAGATGAACCCTCTACAGATGATGCGGCTGAAAGTGATGCGAATGATGCGGAAGTAGATGCAGCGGCGCCGAACACTAACGAAGAAGAACCGGAACACGAAGAAAATCATGCGAACGATAACAATCTGAAAGCGGCACTTGCACAGGAACGCGCAAGACGTAAAGCGGCCGAAGAACGCGCAAGACAATTTGAAGCGCAACAAAGACCAATTACATTGCCAGATAGTGAAGTATCTGATATCCGGGACTTTGTACGCCGTGAAGCATTAAAACGCTTTAATTTAACGGCGGAAGATTTAGAAAGTCTAATGTTTGAAGATGTAAACAAATACAACGATTTCATTCGTTTTGAAGCTAACGCAGAATACACGATCACAAATCAACAGTTAGCAGTACACCAACAAAGACAAACAAATCTAAATTTCGTAAATGAAATTAAATCATTACCAAATTTCGGGGAACTATATCAACGCGGATTAGAAAAGCTAAACGGCATGACTATGCGCGATGCACAACCAATTAACGACGCTTTTTATCGTGTTGATATCGGCGAAGGTACGGAAGCCGATTTTGAAACTATTAGAAAGTTTGTTACAGAATTGCAAAATGAACGGGCAACGAATACCGACGTTACAAACAACCCGTTACAGGTGGCCGCAACGTTGCCAAAGGCTGGCGCGTTAAACGGTGGCGTTCCTACACCTAACAAGGTAAGTGAAGAAGATATTTTGAAAGCGTATCAAACAGGCAACCTTGATGCATTGCCGGACGATGTACGCAAATATTTTGACGAATTATAAGAGGTAAAATATGGCAGACCAAAGAAACCAAGTTAATATTCCAGCGAATTTAGTACCTAAAGTATGGGCTAAAAAAGTATGGCATGAAGGCGTAAAAGATAGTTATTTCGATAAATTCACCGCAATGGACGGTTCCAACGTAGTACACCAAAACAAAGACTTAACAAACGTAAAAGGTGATAGCGTAGTATTCGGCTTGATGATGAATTTAAATGGCCCGGGTGTTGAAGGCAACCAAAAATTATCTGGCGCCGAAGATACATTGAACATTTACGATTTTACTGTACAAACTAAATTAATCCGTAATGCGGTATCTCGTTATGAAGCGGACGACCAAAAAACACAATATGATATGTTGAAAGAAATCAAAAGCGCATTAAAACAATGGCTTTCTGATTGGTTGGATAATAAATTGATGAGTGAATTATGTTCAACTCCTTCCTCTTCTAAAGAAGCGGTAGCTGCAAGTGCAGCCGGTACATATGCCAGCATTACGGCAAATGATAAATTAACAACAACTATTATTTCTCGTGCTAAACGCAAGGCGATGATGCATGCACCAAAAGTGCAACCGATTAAAGTTGACGGCATGGATAAATATATTATGCTTGTATCTCCGTGGGCGGCACGTGATTTGAAAGATGATCCAAAGTGGTTGGCAGCGCAACAAAACGCAAATGTTCGCGGTTCTAAAAACCCTATCTTTACAGGCGCATTAGGCGAATACGACGGCGTTATTCTTTATGAATACGAACGCGTAGTATGCGATAATACCGGCGCATCTAGTGCGAATGTATGCCATAACTTATTATTGGGTAGACAAGCGGCATGTTTCGCAGTAGCAAGACCAGCTAAACACATTGAACAAACAGACGACTACGGCAACATTGCTGGTAATGGTATCGCGTTCTATGGTGAAGTTAAAAGAACAAAATTCAATAATAAAGACTACGGTTCTATTCAAGTATTAACTGGCGGCGTTGTTGAAAGCTAATTTTTGAATTACGGGCGGGGTAATACCCGCCTTTATTCTTATATGGGGTGAATATGAACGTAAAACAAGTTATAAATAGGGCGTTCATGCAAATAGGCGATACACCACAGGAACAATATACTCCGTACCATTTATTGGAGTATTACAACGAAGGTAATCACTTATTAAATGCCCTTATCGGTCAGTACTGCCCTAGTTTGGCACAGGCAACGCACGAAGATAACGGCACCGGACGGATTACGCTGCCCGGTCAATGTATAAGCGTGTTAAATGTCAAAGCAGATGATGCGGACGTACAGGCCTATCATGTATTGAATTTACAAACGATAGTATTTGATGCAGATCATGAGCAGAAAATAACCGTTGATTATATAATGACTGCTGGATATAAGAAGCTAGACGATGAAAGCGGACTACCGGCAGAATTAGAAACGTTATTAGTTGATTACATCGTATATAGGGTTATGAACCTTGATATTTCCGGCGTAACGGCGAATATGGTTAATGCGTTGCAATCCATTAATGAAGGTTTGGGGAATAATGAAAGCGTAATAGCGGAAGGGTACTGGAATTATGGTAGTAAGCGAATTGATTACGCTGGTTAATGTAGAGTCTAACGAAATATTAGATGAACAGTTGGAATATATCCAATACATTAACGCAGCTATTGACTGGCTAACTACTATTCTAGTTAGCATTAAAGACCGTGAAGTAGTGAAGAATATGGATATACCAAATCTAAAAGGCGTACCGTCCGACTTTATAGGGTTCGTTCCTAAGAGTGGTTATCCTATCCGCATCATTAATGGAACATTTGAAACCTATGACGGGGAAACAGTTAATCAAGTGTTTTATAGCGTACGGAAAAATCACGTTGACGATTTAGACGACCCTATTCCGTTTTCTGAATTCTTTCATCAGTATTTAGTGCAGCTTATATCTTTCATGGTTAAGAAAAAATCACTTATGACTGATTATGCTGCTTATGATAAACAATTCATTGACTACATAACGGAACAGATTAAGGCGGCAAGAGGTATAGCATAATGGGCGTTAAACAGGTGGCAACTACGAACGGGTTCCGGCTGGGCCTTGATTGGAGCAACCCGCCGGAAAATATCGACGTGCAAGCGCTAACACAGGCGCAACAATGCGAATTCGATAGAACAGACAACGCACTCCGTACCGTTCCGGGTATTCGTGTATTGTATGATTTTGGACTACCAATAGAAACGCTATATCATGATGTGTACCGTAATAAGTGGTACTTTTCTAGTGGCCGAAATTTGTATGAAACCGATTTTAGCGGTAATACACTATTAGGCACATTAAACGGTACCGAACGGCCGAAATATCATGCGTTTGGTGGTGATATTCTCATAGCCAGCGGTGATAAATTGCAAGCTATTTCGGGTGCTGGTAAATTATCCACTATTGAAAGTCCTGTATGTGATATAGTATCAAGTCATTCCGGGCGTGTTCTGATTGCATCGACTAATTCGCATAGGTTGAATTGGTCGGCAGTTGGCGACTACAACGCATGGAGCCATAACAGTAACGATGCATCTAGTGCGCAATATGTAGATGTTGGGTATAAAGACCAAGGCAGCATCATTGCGATTGATTTCTTATCACGTGCAATTATCGTATACAAAGAATACGGGCGCGTGTATCAAGTAATTGGCACGCCAGATGCACAGAATTTAACCGTATATCCTTTATCCTCTACCGGTTATTGTAGCGGTGCAACGGTGAGCGTTGATGATCGTAGTTACTATTTAGGCAATCAAGGGTTCATGTCTTTCATGCCTACAAATACCTATGCAGAAATACAACCGTTTGAAACTGGCTTAAATATCAACTCTTATTTGTTGAAGTACATAACGAAAGATTGCGAAGTATGGCATATATCCAGTAGAAAACAAATATGGATTAAACCATATAACGGCGATACGGTATTTATGTATCACTACTTGCCACGATATGAGGACGGAAGGGGCGTTTTCACATCAAGAAAATTCACGCATAACATCAATGATGCGGTGAATGTGGATAAAGAAGTATATATAGCATACGGAAATAAGATTGGTATTCTTGATGAAACAATAGATACAGACGATACGAAACAAATCCAAACGTCAATTATCAGTGGCAATAGATTGGCAACACGTCAATTTGTGTTGATCATGAACTACAATTTTGTAACACATAATCTTATTCCCGGTCATGGTACTATTGGCATATCAAATAAGAAGCCTAAGCCGATTAACTTTTCAAGCAAGGCAACCAAAACATACTATGCGAATGAAAAGCTATACGAAGCCAAAACATTAATGAATGTTAATGAGTACACGAAAGCGTATAAGATTGGCGGCGGTGCAAATCGTAATGTACAATTCAAAATCAATGTTCAAAAGGGCGCTATTTCGTTACGCCAGTTAGATTATACGTATGAAGAGGTTTAAACATGGCATATAAAGAAAAATACCCTTTGGATATAACGCCACAGGGCGATACTGTACAAGACAGTATTAAGAAAAACCGCGATGAATTATTGAACGTTGCGCAGCAAATGGAACTCAAAGCCGGCGGCGGTGGTGGTACTGGTGGCGGCGGTGGTGGTACTGGTGGCCTACGTAATAGGGTATTGAGCGGTAAAGTAAGCAATGGTGAATTTTCATTTTTAACCGGCGATAACCTAAGCGTAATGATTGACGGCAGCCAAACGCCTGTATTGTTATCATTCGCCGACGGTTTCAACGATTACGGCGCGGTTGATTATATCCAAACGATTAACCGTAAACAAAGCGTATGGAGCCTACCGGCTAATAGTACATCGTATTTATACGTTGAACGTTCAGCATCTGGCGGCCTAACTTATGGCAGTACAACGCTTGAACCAATGCGCCAGCCTAATGCACCAGCAGCGGCAACGGATAAAATGTATTACAATACCACAAACGAAAAAATGTATGTGTATACTGGCACGTATTGGAAAGCTATATTGCGCGTGGTGGTAGCGGTTGCCGTTACAGATGCAACACGTGTTAAATCAATCAAATATTATGATCCAAATGTAAACACCGCAACAGACGCCGTAATTGGCACACGTACGGTTGACGGTAAAGACTATGCATTAACTGACATTCTAAACCAAATGGCGGAAGCTATTAAAAAGATTGCTGGTGATGCTAGTTTCACAAATAACCCAAGTCGCACACTTAAAACCATTACGGATACTGTAAACGGATTAAGTAGCGTGTATTATCGAAGAACTGATACAGTAGCAGAAGCAGCGCATGCAGCACGTGCAGATGTAGCAACACGGGCAACAACTGCCGATAATGCTACAAACGTTGCGACGTGCGTTAAAAAGGCCGGCGATACCATGACGGGTACGTTAAAGGTTCCGGGCCTTACTAATGACTCAATCGATTTAGATTATCTTGCTAACAACAAGGCTGGTTATAGTGGTTTCACGTTTGGTGAATTAAATAACTACCACATATGGGGTACTGCATATTGGGGTATTGGCGCCATGTTCCCGTGGTATACAAGTCAAGACCGCATACTAGGTACTCAGCTTTATTTTGCTAACAGTAATGCGGCATTTATTCGTTTCGATACAAATACCAAAGGCATGAACGAATGGCAACGCATCGCAACGTTTGAAAATAACAATACGTTGACATTCCCAAACGGCGCTAAATTGAGGATAGAATAATGCCTAATATAGTACTAGAAAAAAACGGTCAAACATACCGTTTCGGACTTAACGCAGATAGATCCGTAACAAATGGTAAAGCGGTACCGGTTCCATATAACGGCGTTGATTACTACGCACGATATGGAACCGATGCAACACCGTTAAAAATCGAAGTGAACGGCCAGACGTATTATATCCAATATGATGCCATAGAATTTGCGCGCTATTATTGGGAACGCCGTGCAAGTGATACAAGCGGATACAGTACAACTTTGTTTTTCCCTAAAGGTCGGTATCGCGTAACGCTTGACGGTAGCAATAATAGAAGTTGGGATATCAATATTAATGATAGCGGTAATAGAACTGTATCAATCAGTTTTCCGGGTTCTATGAATAACAAGCGTTTAGACTGTTCAATAAGTGGTGTATTTAATAATTACGTCGTATCCGGTTATAACTGGAACAGGGTAACGATTGAACGGATAGGGGATTAACGATGCAACTTGAAAGCCTTGAAAGCATGATAAAAGACTATGAACGGCGTACGGGTGAGCATGTCAGCCTAAGCGGTTTTTATTTCGATGAAAATAATAACTACAAAGATAAATACAATTACTATTTTAAATGGTTCCCTAATGCTGGGTTCTTATTCTGGACTATCAACGAACATGACGGCCAGCGGTATTTTACTATCTGGCAGACATACGGCGATATGAAAGTAATAGGAAAATATATCGTTGAAGTAATGAAAATGAATGATCTTAATGTAATTGTAACGGCAACACATCGAAGCGTGCGCGGTTTCATTAAAAAGTGGAACATGGAACGTGTTCCAACTATGGACTATACCTATAATGGGTTTAATTACAAAGTACTGAAAACGGTGCGAAAACACCTTGAAGCGACTTTGTAGAAAGGAAAAGCATGTTTAAATTTGACTTGCAATTATTTGGCGGCGGCGGTAAAAAGTCGAAGGTAAGCAGCATTGATGCCAAACTACCTACGGCAACGGCCGACGAAAAGCAACTATTACAAGGCCAAATGGATTGGATTAATAACACCAATCGAAGCGCCAACACCTTGCAAGGTATGGGCGATGCGGCCTTGAATAACGTGATAACGCCAGAATACGGCAATATGTATAATTCGTATTTAGGCGCTAATCGTGGCAATCAAAATGCTATAGGCGCGTTACAAAATCAAGTTACAACGGCCGGCGCCAAGAATTTGACTGATAACACGCGGTATGCAAATCAGTTAGCGGCCAGCGTTGATGCAATGAACAACGGGGCAAGCCAACTGGCTAACGAATACAACGGCGCTTTACTGCAAAACCAAAATGCAATGGCTAATATTACAAACGGCCAACTACCAACAGGCTATGCAGATGCTAGACGGCAAGCGTTAAACAATGATTTACAGGCAACTGTAGGAAATGCAGTTTCTGGCTTAGCAAGTCGCGGCATTGTGAATTCATCTATTACAGATAATGCATTAAATGATATTAGCAAGAACGCATCTAATACACTTGCGGCACAATATTCAAATGATTTAGGCCAAGCGGCAGCACTCAATACGCAAGCGCTTAATAATAATTTAAGTGGCATCGGTGCAAAAATGGGGTTATGGGGTAACACCTACAACAACCAACAAAACGGCATTATCAATCAAGCAAATCTAATGAACCAAGGTTATGCAAATCAGATGAATAACGCCGGCACCGCAGCGGGTTTAGTAGGTCAACGCGAAGGGTTAGCGCAAAACCCTATTAATACAGGCGCAACAACACAAAGCGCGGCTATTCAACCGGCCAAGGATTACTATTCTATGTCTCAGTTGAATAACGCGGATCAAGAAGATTTACTTAATAGATTTATGTCATTACGCTATGGACTAGCACAACCGGCACAAACAATGGTTAAGCAAGGTTCTGGCGGTTTCTTTGGAGGACTTATGAAAGGTTTTTGTTTTGTAGCGGGTACTGAAATTGCAACGCCAGAAGGCGGTAAGGTTATTGAAACATTTGTTAATGGCGATACTGTTATCACGTTGGGTGCGGTTAATGATGTAATTGCATTGCATGATATGGGCGAAAAAGAAACACATCGCCTTGAAACTGTATCTTTTGGCGTAACAACTACGCCTACAGAAAAGGTATTAACTCCGGAAGGCTTGAAATTAGTTAGTGAATTGGTAGTTGGCGAAGTTATTATGACGGTTAATGCTTATGAACCTGTTACACTCAGCGAAGCAACTGGAAATACTGAACACGTATACGAATTGCAATGTACTGGTGATAATTTATTCTATGCTAACGGCATTATGGCGGAAGGCATCAACGAAGATGAATTGAAAGCTATTGCAGATGCAGCGGAAGAAACACCGGAAGAAACACCGGAAGAAAAACCAGCCAAGAAAACAACAAAAAAATCCAGCAAGAAAGATGAACCAGTAGACGAAGAAAGCGAAGATAACAAGAAAGTAGAGGAATAACACAATGGGCGTAATCTACGTTAAAGATTTTGAACCATGGGCGGCGTTGGGTGAATTAGCCGGTCAATATTTCTCACACCGTTTAGGGGCATTGCAAAATAATAAAATGGCTAAAGGCTATCAAGCAATGCTCGGCGGTGGCGGTGGTGGCGGGGAACAAGACCCGAACACTCCGCAAATTGTGGATAATAATAACCGTATGGCGGGAATGGGTATGCAACAACCTAATAGCGCCGGACAAATTAATCAATTATTGTCTAATTCTAATAACACATTTGCCAATAACTTGATGCAAAAGAATAATATCGGATTATGGGGCGGTCAAAATCCAGCCGCACCAGCACAACCGATGCAAGCTAACACAGATGCGCCAAGTAATCCGGTTACGGATCAGCGCTTTAACGCTTATATGAATGAGCCAAGCCCTACACTACAAAAGCAGTTGCAAGCACAGGCAGCGCAAGCACCACAAATGCCAGCAGCGCAACCGCAACAAAACACGGGGTTATGGAACTTTCAAAATCTAAATAATACTGGTATTAATACAGGGGTACCGCAATCATATCAAGAAATGATGCAACAAAGACAAAACGCACCTTTTCATGGGGCGCCCAATTCGGCCGTAAATGGTAACGCCGATGCGGATAAAGCGCCGGGCCAATACTCTATACCAGATAAAGCAAGCGTAACAAGCGAAGCACGTAAACAACTAGGGGCGAATACACTCGCCCTAGTTAAAGCCGGTTTTGATTTTAAGACGGCACAAGGTTTAGCCAGCGAACAATATCAAACCGACGTTAATAATATGTACATGCAACAAGTTAACGAATATCAAGAAAAAGTGCTTGAACCAATGCGCCAGCAAATCATGAACAATCTTGTATTTACACAGGATAAAGACGGCAACCCGGTTGTAGATACATACAACACAAAACGGGTTAAAGGGTTAGCGCCAGCCGTTGCAAGATACAATTATCTAGCAAGTAAGGTAGGCGCTGGCACGATTGATATGAATAACTTGAACAGTATTGCGGCGCTTGATAAACCGGATTACAAATTTAGTAGTGCGCAAAACGGCCATATTGTACGTTACAACATGGGCGACGGTACTATTCAAGATATGGGCGGTTATGGCAAGGTTGAAACAAAACAATTTGCGAACGGCCAAGTTATCGTTATGACACCGGACGGCCAAATGAAAAATATCGGCAATTTCGGTGCGAAGAATATCAAGGTTATGCCAGACGGTAAAACGTATATTGTTGGATCAGACGGCAGCATGAAATATGTAGGTACTCACGTTAAACCGGCAACGGCTACACAGTCCGGCACTAGTGGTTATAATGCGCAAGTATTGCGTACGTTATCAGCGCAGCATACCGCATGGGTGAAAGCTAACCCAGACAAAGCAGAAACAGAAAGCCCTTATTACGGGCAGTTACAAAGCGCATTAAGCGGTGCGCCTACTGCTGGCGGTGGTGGTGCTGGCACGCCAACGGTTAAACGTCAGCCGACATATTCCAGCGAAGAACAAGCAGCAATTTCCAAGCGAATGAACGAACTATCAGCGCAAGGCTGGAGCGACGACCAAATAGCGGCGGAACTTGATGCGGCCGGATACGGTCAGTATAAATCGTGGTTAAAATCTTATTAATAAAAGGGGTAGACTATGGGTGCGTTTGATGATATTACAAGCCAATACGGCAAGGCAGCTGGAAACGGTAACGCCTTTGAAGATATAACAACCGAATACGGTGATGATGTAGGCAACGCGCCCAAGCCTACATTATGGGATAGTATTAAAAATAATGCCGAATATGTTGCTAATGGCGTTAAAAACAATATTGAATGGATTGATAAAACAGGCAAAGAAATTAATGATAATGTAATGAATACATTATCAAATTGGAAAGATGATGTAGTAAATAAAGCAAATAATCTAGGTAGGGAGTATTCACAAAGTGCTGCTAATGCCCTTGAAGCTAATGGAGATAATTTTTCAGCATTTGATGATAACGGCGACTTTATAGACGAACATGCAACACCGGGACTAAACAAAGCAAGAGTAGAGGCATACAATGCCGGAGTTGGTAAGCCAGCCGGATATATAGCTATTACACCGCTTGTACCGCCACAAGTCAGAATGGTTGCGGGTGTATTAGCCGCCCCAACGGTTATCGGCAATGCAGTTGAAACGTACGATGCCAATGCAGCGGCAGAAAACGAAGGAACGGCACCGGACGGGGTATTAGGGAATAAATATGTTGCTACGGCAAAAAATGTTTTAGTAGATCCGATTACGGAACCGGTTGGGCGTTTAGTTGATGATCCGGGCGAGTTCGCAAAAAATATTGTCATGAACCCTACTAATTTATGGGACGATGTGTTTTTACCGGTTGGCATGGTTAAAGGCGTAACACCTAAAAAGGTAACTGGCGCCATTGGCGAACGTGTAGGGCGTGTTGGCGAACATATCAAAGAAAAGGCTTCAAATGGTTTAGGGATACGATACATAGTATCTTTACCAGGAATTATCCAAAATGTGTCCTTTTCCCATTGTGGTATTTCTTGATATCGTTCATCGTCTTTGTTCATCATGTATAACATAATAGAAGGCAATGTGATATATAGCGCCGTTTTTACGGCCATACCTTTAGGATCCTCTTTAAACGCACGAACCATTTTGTCCGTGCCTTGAATTGTTGCATTAAAGAAGGCAATAACCTGGTTAGCTTTCTTTGTGTTCGTTCCTCTACGGCTAAAGTCTAGCGTAATATCACGGCTTTCTAATGCCGCTTCCCTTGGTGAAAGTGGTGTTCGTTCTCTACCAAACAATCGGTTCCCAATGCCTGTATACCCTTTACGCGCATTGTCAAATTCTGCCAACCGTGTTGCCATTTCTGTTGCTTCACTCATGGCCCGTAACAATTCAATAGGGTTCTTGATATACTTCGTATATTTGCTTTCCCGTTTCATTACCTCGCGAATTTGTCCGCCTAAATAATCGCGGTCAAGCGATACCATTGCTGCATGTGCTGCACCCGATTTCATGTATTCCCAATACAAATTGCCTTTTTTTAAGAATAAGGCTAGGCCTTTGAATGTATCAATGATAGGAATAAACCCATGTTTTGAGAATATGGAAGCCCCTATCATATCGCGTACAGGGTTACGCAAGATAAATTCCGGGGATAATGTAGCGCCAGCACGTAGCCAACTTGCTGGATAACTCAATAATGTCATAATCATGTTAGATTGTTCTTTGTCTAACATTTTCATAGCCTCTACGAGTTCCGGAGTTGTTTCATAGGTGATTTTCTTGCCATTATCCCATACATAGAAGGTATTATCAGTTGTCCGTGCCGTACCTTCCACTTGTTCCACAATACGGCCTATGCCGTCTTTATTCGCTAACTTAGCAAATGTACGCCCGACGTGGTTGCGTTCTACTGCATTGTAGAATTGGAATGTATTTTTAACAATGCTTTCCAACGGATCTATAATATCCCTTGTACTACCTTTTAGGCGTTTGATAGGGCTAGAAACCGATATAAACCCTTTCCCGCCACT